GCTTGGCCTCCGCTCAAAGAGCACCCATTTTGGGCATCTATAGCGCAGGATTATGGTGCCCCGGCCGAAGTATTGGCGCGTGAACCGGAAGCATGGGGACTGACCGAAGGCGATTTTTTCACATGGTTGGACGAGATGGTCGATGCACCCAAAACCGATAGCGTTATCTTTGATCCGAACTTGGGTGCTGGTGCTTCCCCACAGATGCGTGGCACAAAACAGGCTCTTGGCGGGGAAACCAAGTTCATAGAATCATTGCCATTCATGGAATGGTGGGAAGCGGACGTACTCGCTGGTCCCGGTGGGCTGGTAGATAACGGTGCCCCCGACCCAGATATTTTGCAGACACTTGTTGAACGTCGCGTTCAGGTCATGGCTGACATGACCACTTCTAAGCAGTTGTACGATGACAGTGCTACTGCCCTTGAGGAAGCCATAGCGCTTCGCAACGCGACGGAAACGGCACGGAGCGAGGCTTCTCTGGAACTAAGCGCGTTAGACATCGAAGAGTGGATGGCTAACACCGCCATTACGCAGAAAACTGTTCAAATGAATCGCGCTATTGACGTATTGGAGCGTATGGGTGCGCCGGGTTCGGTTCCGTTGGAGAACATTCCTGACGAGTTGGTTGATCTTCGCCTTGCTGTAGGCGCTCTCGTTGAAAACGACCAAGCAATGTTGAAGTTTGCTATGGACGAGTTTGATGAAGGTGCTAAGGACTGGGTGGAGTTGGTGTCGCAGTTGCCTGAAGGAACACGCGACATCCACAAGATTGGTCAGCGGGAAGATATTTTGGAGCATGTGTTCCGATCTGGGATGAAACCATTCGGTCAGTTGCAGGGCAATGCGACTTTGGTTGAGTCGATGCTTGCCACTGAACGGTTTGTTGCTCGTGGAGGTGCGGCTGGGTTCTGGAAGAAGTACGACAAACTTCACAACTTGTTACGCGCATACATGATTGCCAAGCCGGGGTTTCACGGCAGAAACTTCATGTCGGCTGTGTTTATGAATCATTTGTCTGGCATGAACTGGTCTAGTTACCGTCGGTTTATGCGTGCTTATTGGAAGTATCAGGAGGAACAGGCCACGGCAATGGGTTTGACATCGCGGGCGAAAGCGATGCGTAAGGCTATGCGTGGCCGGTTGATTGATCCTGACAACGTGAATCCTGAGCATGTGCAATACATTCGCACGTTGGCTGAGAGTGGTGCGTTGGGTAGTGGAATGGGTCAGGTTGCTACGGAGTTCGTGGAGCAGGGGGGCAGGGGGGCTATAGCGAGCAACATTCACAAGTTCATTCCGGGGAAAGGCCCATTGTCGAAGAAGGTGGCGAAAAGAGTAGGAACGGTTGTTGATGCGATAAATCCTGCGAATACTCGTAACCTTCCGTTGCGGTTGTCGAAGCAATTTGGTATGGCTACTGAGACTTTTGTGCGTGGGTCGTTGGGGTTTGACACGCTACTCAAGGGTGGCAATGCGTCGGATGCGTTTGATGACATTATGAAGTTTCATTTCGATTATGACGATCTGTCGGACTTTGAACGAAACGTCGTGAAGCGGGTGGTTCCGTTCTATACGTGGACTCGTAAGAATCTGCCGTTGATGATGGAGCAGTTTGTTCGTAAGCCGGAGGTGTTCAATCGGTATATGAGTTTGAAGAAAGAGATTGAACTTCAAACGGATGGACCTCCGGGGATTGTTCCGAAGTGGATGATTCGTCAGGGTGCCATTCAGTTGCCGTTCAAGTACGAGGGTGAGGACATGTTCCTTACGCCTGACTTGCCATTCAAGGCCCCGATGGAATTGCTTGATCCGGCGTTGGCGATGGACCCCGATCTTGGGATCATGCAGCGTGTTGAGATTGCGTTGGGTTCGATTGGCACACAGATCACACCGCTTATCAAGGCACCGTATGAGTGGAAAGCGAAGCAGAATCTTTGGAAGGGGTATAACTTTGACGGTCGCTTTGAGGTTGTGCCGCGTGCGTATACGATAATTCCGGGTTTGATGCCGTTGCTTGAGAAGGTGGGTGCGGCTGGTAAGACAGCGGAGGACGAGTGGGCGATGCAGGATTATACCTTGCACGCTATGGCGCAGTTGTTGCCGACGTTTACTGATTTGCGTAGATTGTTCCCTGATGAGACTCGTTATCAGGAGCGGTCGTTGAGTAACTGGGTTTCGTGGCTGACGGGTGTTGGATTGAGAACCAACACCAAGTATGAGCAGGAGATGGAAATAATTCGACGCATGTACGAGGGACGCGAAGAGGAACAAAAGAAGCGTTCGTTGAGAAGCGCGACACTCCGCTAGGGACAAACTATCCTTAGAGTATGGACTATGTAACACGCGAGCAATGGGGTGCTATTGACTCTGGGAAGCCCCTGAAGGGCTTCTGGCGTAAAGTACAGGGAATCGTCGTTCATCACTCCACGGGGCCGTCACACGACCCGTGGAACCGTGTGAGAGGACACGACAGGTATCATGTCAACACAAAGGGATGGGATTCCATCGCCTACAATTGGTTGGTATCTGACGAAACGGGAGAAATCTTTGAGGGGCGTGGCTGGCATCGTGGTGCAGCCACACGAGGATGGAACTCTAAAACCATTTCAGTTGCGCTGATCGGAGACTCTGATCAGCGGTTCACAAATCGCGGCAAGGAAACTATGCTTGTCGTCGTCGGGGCCATTAGGGAAAAATACGGCGATCACCTTTGGGTCAAGTGCCATAAGGATTTTTCTTCAACCTCTTGCCCCGGCGGAACTCTAAGCGAATGGGTTGCAGAGGGAACCCCCGTTCAGGCGAACCCAACTACTAATGTTGCTATTGATTGGGACGCGATTCTACGCTTTATCATTGAGGGGGGACAAGAAGCCCTTCCTATAAGACGACGTTCCACGGGCAAGTGGGTAGCACTTGCTCAGGGGCGATTGAACGACCGAACAGGAGCCGGTCTGAAGGTGGATGGCATTTACGGAAGTAAGTCAATAGCCGCCTGTAAGCGGTTTCAATCAAATTACGCAATCAAGGTCAATGGGATCATTGACGATGATACGTGGAAGGTATTGTGGACAGTATGAAAGACATGTTGGAAAGAGCAGCGTGGACGTTTGCTCAGAGTTTTCTTGCAATTTTTGCCATAGACAATCTAAGCACTCTGCGGGTGGCAGCGATTGCCGGTGTAGCCGCAGCCCTGTCGGTTGTCAAAACTTACGCAATGGGTAAGATTGCGTAATGGATGAAGAAGCCACAAACGCAGCGTTCGACAAATGGACGGACGAGTACGGGTATATAGCAACTGAAATCTACGAAGAAATAAAAGAAACGTCACATTTGCTAGACATAACAGACTCAAATCATGCCAAATGGCATGAAGATAGTCTTGGTGTTTTAGTTGTATTACCCTACGAACATGCGATGGCTTTTGCTGTTGAAAACATGATGAGTGACTTTGAAAATAGTCCTCTTCACAACCATGTATTCTCCACTGTTACCGGACTAATAATGAACTCTGTGGAAGCCATAGAGGAAACAAAAGAGAACTAATCTCTGGGTTTATTATCATTCAAATACTCTTGTACGAGTGGATGAATAGACAGTTCGTGTTTCAGTTTCTCTAATATTCGGTCGCGCTTTCGGGCGACCGTAGTCTTGGGTATTCCCAACACATATTCAACTTGGCGCAGACTCATGCGCTCAAAGAGTAAAGCGTTTAGAAGCCAATGCTCCCACGGTTCAAGCGTTTCAAGGGCATCAAGGACAACTTCTTGTAGGTCAGCACGTTCCTGTTTAGAAATACGTGGTTCGCCGTGCGGAGCAGCCTGTTGGAGTGCCTGAAAAAGCGTGTCGGGCGCACTCCGTGTTTCTGCTTGGGATAATTCTCGTACCAGTTGGCTCTTGGTCCGACTTCTTGAGGAAGCCAGTCGCAAGGGATCAAACGGAAACTCCTTCTTCGCCATCTCCACCAGTATACATTATTGGAGGGTTCAGAAAATCCTCTGCGATTACGCGTGTGCCTTCTGGGTCGTAACCGGACGGTTCGCCTTTCTCCCACGCTTCGTCGTGGTCGATCCATCCAAGGATTTCCACAGCCCGAAACTCTGGCGCTACAGGTTTGACCACGAACAGGATCAAACCCTTTTCTAATTGCCTCCGGCGCACAGCAGCACTGGTACTGGTACGTACACGCCTAACTTCGATGTTGGTTCCCACATCAGGCTTACCACGATGGTCCTTGTGTTGATCGGCTTTCCATACGTGACCCGACCAATACTGATTGGTGAGTTTAGCGACCGCTAGTTCTCCCACGCAAGCGGCTGCTTGCGCGGTGCGGTCGTCCTCCATGCGTTTCTTGTCGTAGTGGGGAGCGTCACGTTTGCCCCAATTCTCTATGTACCGACGAGCGCCTACATGCAATGCCCACTCGTATTCCCATGACTCTAATTCTACAAGGATCATTCTTTGGTCGCTTCCAGTTGAA